ATAGCAAAGCTACAAGCCGCTGGCCTTATGGACAAGCCTCATGGATAATTTCTTGGTAAGTGTGGCAGAGGCAAAAGAATATTTGCGAATTGCTGGCGAGGAGGAAGATACCCTTCTCGCCAGTTTAATTTCCGTAGCAACCGCCCATTGTGAGGACTATCTACAGACTGCCTTATCAACCGAAATCCCGTTACCTGTCAAACAAGCCATCCTCATCCTGGTAGCCCATTTCTATGAGCAGCGCATAGGCGAAGCGATCCCCAAAGTAGTGTACACGCTCCTTTCGCCTTATCGCGCTCATCAATGGTAGGTGATGCATATGAACCCGGGAGAACTCAACTGTCGCATTACGTTATTAAAGGAAACAAAAGTACCGGATGAACAAGGCGGCTACGAAACGACGTACATAGTTCGCGCCACAGTCTGGGCCAAGCTTATGACGGTGACCACTAAAACAATAGATCAATTTGAACAGTTAACACCAGAGCTTTTGCATCGCATCATCATTCGTTATCGCAGGGATGTGGCTGTAACCGACCGCATCCAATATGGCAGCCGGACTTTTGAGCAAATTGGCCCGCCAATTAACGAAGAAGAGAAAAAAGCCTATCTTAGACTGGAGTGCCGGGAGGTAGTCGCCGATGAAGCCAACGATTAAAGTTACCGGCATTGATAAATGCCTGCGATTCGGTGATTTAATCTCCGGTAACGTCAGTCAAGCTATCGAAAAAGAGGTAGAGCTTGGATCGCGGGAAATCCGGCAACGCGAGCAAGCATTGGCTCCTAAGAAAAGTGGTCAACTGCGCAAAAGCATTGTCACCCGCAAGGGAAAGTACGGTATCTCCAGGATGGTGCGGGCCAGAGCTCCTCATGCACCTCTCCAGGAATACGGTACCAAGCGCGGTGTGAAAGCCAAACGTTTTGCCGAAAGAGCACGCAGTGAATTATTGCCGGGAATCCAAGCTAAGATCCGTGCTGCTGTCCGGCGAGAGGTGAAAAAATGACCCGCTCGCCGGTATCACCCTTAAATAAAGCGCTTTATGGCAGACTGAAAAATGCCATGTTGGTGTCAGTTTACGATCATGTACCCGCAGGCAAGAAAGCGCCCTATGTTGTGCTTACTGATACAGTGGCCCAAAGCTGGAACACAAAAACAATATCGGGCGCAGTAGTCACGGCCACGATAAAAATCATTAGCGAGTACCAGGGGGATAAGGAAGTGGCGGAACTAGCTGATGTCGCTATTGCTGCCATGCATCAGCCGGTATTGGAACTGAGCGAGGCCTGGAAGGTGGTGCTGGCGACTGTCGACAGCCATTCAGTGGAGCGTTTTGAGTTGCACCGCGAAGCCACGATACTATTTAAATTCACGATAATTGACACCAGGGAGTGATAAAATGCCTTTAATCCCCAGTGATGGCGTAGATTTTCTACTCAAAGTTAACACCGGTACAGCGGAAAGCCCTGTATGGGTTACCATTGGCGGCCAACGAGGAGCAACACTCAGTATGACAGCCGCCATGATTGATGGTAGCAACAAAATGTCTGGGGCCTGGACGACGAGCGTTCCAGGCCTTTTAAGTTGGAGTATTGATGCCGATGCGGTTATGCTGACTGATTCGGCTGGTTTAACGGTAGAAGCGGGGCGACAGCATTTGTTGTCAGCCTTTTATAACCGCATCCTAGTCCATGTGCGCTACGTGCGCAAAGACGGCAGCAAGTTTCAGGGCTATGCGGCCATTACGGATTTATCCGAAGAAGCGCCGCATGATGATGTGGCGACCTACAAAATTAAACTCGACGGCAGTGGCGCACCGGAAGAAGTCAATGGAACGAAACAGGTGGAAACGGTAACCGTAGCCGGAACAGTAACGACCGCAGGCAATGCTACCCTTACCGTAACTGCCGCAGGAATGACCGGATCACCGAAAGCCATCAGTGTAGCGGTAGCCTTAAATGACTCGGCGGCTGTAGTTGCACAAAAAGCACGAGAAGTACTAGCACTCGATAGTGCTGTGACAGCTCTCTTTGATGTTGGCGGTGTGGGAATAGCAGTAGTCTTGACGAGAAAAATGGCAGCCGCTAATGACGCGACACTGAACATAGCGATTGCCAATGGCACGTGTGCGGGTCTTACCGCTGTACCAACTTCCACAGACACAACTCCGGGAGTAGCCCCGATATAACGTAGAAGCGCATGGCAAATAAGCTGTGTGCTCATTTTGGTATTAGAAAAAGATTAGGAGGACTATTCATGACAGGACCAGTGTATCTTACCATCGGCGGCAAAGAACGCAAGCTCCGCTATGATATTAACGCCGCAGCAGACATGGAAGAATTAATGGGAGGAAAATCCCTGCTATATGTTCTAAGCAACCCGATGGCTGCAGGCTTTTCCGCTATCCGAATTTTGCTATGGGGTGGCCTAAAACACGCAGAAAAAGGACTAACCCTACAGCGGGTAGGTCTCATGATGCAAGAGTACATGGAGTCAGGGGGCAGCGTAGAAAGTCTTGCCGGTAAAATCGGCGATGCTGTCCGTAAATCCAAGATCATGGGCGAAGAAACAGAAACAACAGAGGAAACAGTGGAGTCCGGTGACCTGGGAAACGGACAATAACCACGGTAGCAGAGTGGATTGCGTGTATGGAGCCAATGGCCTATGGGGCACTGGCGCTTACACCCTGGAAGTTCGGGAGACTGACACCCGGAGAATTCCAGCAGATGATCGATGGGTATCTCTGGCGAAAAGAGCAAAAACAGTGGGCAGCAGCACAGCTTGTCGCTCCTATCATCAATACCTGCACCAATTACGAGCTGAAACGACCGGTTACCGTGGACATGCTTTTAGGCATTGAACCCGCCAAGAAAAAAAGCACTGACAAAACACAGGAACAAGTAAAGGCAGAGATGGCCAAGCTGATCGCGAAAGTGGGGTGATACCATAGCCGGAAACGCTGCAATGACAATTATCATCGGGGGCGATAACTCCGATTTTCTGAAGAAATGGGAAAGCACAAAACGAGCTATGCGTAAAGGCCTGGGTTCAGAAGCTATGGAAATGTCGGAAAACATTGTCTCCGGTTTTGCTGCAGCCGCTGCCGCTATGGGGGCATTGGGCCTTGCCAGCATTAAGATGGCCGGTGATATGCAGGCCAACAAGAAAGCCTTTGCTACCTTGATTGGGGATAGCGGGCAGGCAGAAAAGTTTCTTGGTGATTTAGCCAAGTTTGCGGCACAAACCCCATTTGAACTGCCCGGACTTGTTAATTCGTCGAAGAAACTGCTGGCGTTTGGTTTTGCTGCACAAGACATCATTCCCATGATGGCGGCCATTGGTGATGCTGCCGCTATGCTTGGCATAGGACAAGAAGGCATCGACCGTATGACACTCGCTATCGGACAGATGCAGGCCAAGGGCAAGGTTTCGGGAGAAGAAATGCTTCAGCTGGCTGAGGCCGGGGTTCCGGCCTGGAAGTTTCTCGCCGATGCGATTGGGACGGATATTCCAACCGCGATGAAAATGGCTGAACAAGGTGCCATTAACAGTACTACCGGCATTAACGCCGTACTGATGGGCATGCAGAGTCGTTTTAAAGGCGGCATGGAGGGCTTGTCGCAAGAAATTCCCGGACTTTTTTCCACCATTAAGGATAACGTTTCTTCTGTCATGCGCGAAATGGGTGACAAAATCATTGCTGCACTCGATCTCAAAACAAGAATGAAAGCGTTGGCAGACTCGCTCGACCAGTTTGCGGCCTATGTCAAGAATAACGGAATTCAAGCTGCGCTACGCGATTTGATTCCCAAGGAATTGTCGCTAGCCATCTTCCTTGTAGCCGGAGCGCTCGCAGGAGCAGCTATTCCGGCTATTATTGCTTTTGGTACTGCACTTTGGATGGCCTTGGTTCCATTAGCACCGTTCATTGCCGCCGGAGCCGCTTTAGGTGCTGTGGCCTGGGTTATTTGGCAGGCGTGGGAGCCACTAGGCGGATTGTTTGCTAACACCTGGACAGCGGCTGTTAGCTATACCCAGCAAAAATGGGCTGAGTTAAAAGCCCTGGTATTTAGCGGTGTAGAGAGTGTGCTCTCTGCCGTCGCGCCATTACTCAGGCTCTTTGGCGGCGGACTGCAAGAAGCGGCGGCAGGTTGGCTGAATGATATTTCGCAGGGGGCAGCCGGTGCCAGCGGCGAGGCCGCCGAGGCTGCGCTGCGTGTGCAGGCAGCAACAGAAGGAATAACCACCGCCTTTGCCGGTGTGAAAGAAAAACTGGTTGGTGGCGCGCAAGAGATAAAAGACAGTGCTACTAAATTAAACACAACCTTTACTGGCTTAACAGGAAGCAATGCTGCCGGAACAGGCGGTGTGCCAACCGGTGTAGGGGGCGGCACTGGTGCTGCTAGCAGTGAGTGGGACAAGCTTGCCAAGAAAGCAGAGCAGACCAGCAAGGCCATCGAAGATCAATGGGTACAGACTGCGAAAACGGAATTAGAGCAATTAGAGCTCTGGCGCACAGAGCAGGTGCAGGCCTTGGAAGAAACGATGGCCGCCAACGAAAATTACCAGCGAGATTTGGAACGGCTGGAAGCCACCTATTCTGTCCGTCGCCGTAAGATCATGGCCGACGAACAAAAGAAGCGAAACAGCATTTGGGATCAGGCTGCAGATACAGCGCGAGCCTTACAAATAAAGCTTGGAGCCATTGGATTCACCGGTGTCGATAAGCAGAAGTTTGATATTGAAACCGAATTTACTTCACAGCTTGACGCCATTCGCCGAAAATATCGTGATTGGGAGATGGAGTATTCGACCTCGACCAAAGAGCAGCAAGCCGTGTTTCGTGAGGCGTGGATAGCGAATGGGGTGCAATTTGAAATCGCTGAGTCCGGCATGGTTACCTTCAGCAAACAAATAGCCGCTGAGCAGGTTGCCATTGAACAAGAGAAAAACCAGAAGTTAAAAGACCTGCATTACGAGCGGGTGAAATTTCAGGAAGATTTGGACCAGGCCCGTGCCGAGGGCGATATTGCAAGATTCCAGGAGTTATTAACTAGCGAGCAGGCGTTACTTGCTCAGGAACTTGCCGGGAAACAAGAATATATTGATAGCTACTATAAGATATGGCAAGACGCACATCGTACCTCCATGAGCTACATGGCTCAGTATACCAACGGCATGTATGATGGCCTTAAGGGAGTTTTTTCGGATGTGATCACCGGCACGAAATCAATTGGTGAAGCGTGGAGTGATTTGGGAACAAAGATCATTAAGATTATTGCTGACATAGCCGCCGAGTGGCTGGCCAGCCGCATCGTGATGTCCGTTTTCGGCAGCTCCTTCATCGCAGCGGGTTTAGGTGGTTCGGCAAAACCTGCTACTAGCCTTATCAAACCCAAGGTCAGCGTACCTAAATTTGCGCTAGGTGGCAATTACAATGGCGGTCTAGCACTGGTAGGGGAAAGAGGACCGGAACTGATTAACTTCAATCGTGGTGGCCGGGTATATAACGCGCAAGATACCCAGCGTATGATGTCTGCGGGTTCGCCGACAATCGTAATGAACATAAACACTCCTGACGCCCATTCCTTCCGGCAGTCACAGGGACAGATATTAGCCAGTATGAACATGGCTTTGGCCCAAGGAAGACGGAATCTATGAGCAGCTTTCATGAAGTGCAATTTCCCCCAGACATCTCTTATGGATCAACAGGCGGCCCTGGTTTTTCCACCGGGGTCGTAACTACGTCAAGCGGTGGTGAGCAGCGAAACCAAAACTGGGCGCAGTCCCGCTGTAAATATAACGTGGCGCATGGCGTGAAAAATCAAAAACAACTAGATAACCTGATTGCATTTTTCCGTGCAAGAAAAGGGAAAGCCTATGGGTTTCGGTTTAAGGATTGGTCTGATTTTAAAGCAGTGGGCCAGATTTGCGCGGCATTGGAAGGGAACAAACTGGTTTACCAACTGCAAAAAACCTACATAGACAGCGCAGGGTTTACCGACATTCGGTTAATCAAAAAGCCGGTTAGCGGCACTGTTACCATATATATTGGCGGCGTAATGCAGACAAATGGCTACACGGTGGATTATGTCACAGGCAGAATTACCTTTGACGCCATTCCAGCCAGTGTTGTAACGGCAGACTTCGAGTTTGATGTACCCTGCCGTTTCGATACTGACGAAATGCCGATCAATATTGACAACTGGAGCAGTTATTCATGGTCAGGGATTACGGTTATTGAGATTAAAAATTAGGAGGCAGCTTTATGTCATTTACGTTTTATACGGTGGGTCTGTTAGAAGAATTATCCTTCAACAGCGGATTTGTGCAGGTTATTAATAGTGCCTACGCAAGAACGGCCCCTTATTACGCCATCAATCAGGGGGTAAATGCAAGTGTTCTGCGACACGACTTTCCTGAACAAACCGCTGAGGTTTGGCTGTCCCAATGCATGTATATTGCCTCACCTGTTAATACCTCAAACAATGCGATACCCCTTGCTCTTAGAAAATCGGACGGAACGACAACACTTGCTTATTTGAGTATCGATCAGCAAACACTCAATGCGACGGCCTACGTGAACGGAGTAGACAGAGGCTCCTTCGCCATGACGACCCTAACGATAACTCAAATCGAAATGCGACTCAAGAAGGATTCTACAGCAGGTGTTTTCCAGGTATGGAAAAATGGTGAGTTAGTTGTTGATTTTACGGGTGATACGGGACCTGCAACCGATTTAATAGGCTCAGCCTATTGGTATAGCGGGTCAAGTGGAAACGTTCTTTCTTTTTCTTTATCTGATATCGTTATCACCAATGATGGGCGTATTGGCAACAAGCGCCCGGTTATTGTTGCGTTAACTGGTGCGGGAGAAGCTAGTCCGCCTGCCTACTACGATATAGTAGGCAATCAAGTGACGACAACCTATAGCAATAGAACCGTGGGCCGTACGTATGTCTTGAGCAATGTTTTCGCGCATGCCGGAACGATTAAAAATATTACCGTTAATTTTAATACAACAGGAACGATCTATCTTGGAGTCTGTACGCGCAACCAAGGGACACCTACCAAACATACCAAACGATTAGTGTCAAATCAGCTTTCTGTTGCCGCAACGGGAATAAAAACCTTCGTTGCAGGTGTTGATTTCCCTGATAACTGGCTAGTTTCGGCGGGTGAGTGTTTAGCAATTTATACAGAGACAGCGCAGATGAAATACGGCAGAAATTCAGCTGGTCCAGATAATAACGGGTATAACAGCGATATGACATACTACTTTGCTGGTAACGGACTGGCTGATGTGACAGAAAGAACCTATACGGTAGACTCAGCCACCTATTTTGATTGTATATATGCGCAATACCAGGTGGCCGACCCCAGTCGAGCCTATAGCGAATCGGCAGCGGCTGATCGATTGGCAAGGAAAGATTTTTTGGAAACAGTACGCTATGCAGAGTTCGTGAATGAAAATGATGAGATGCTCTGTGCCATAGGCGATCTACCACTTATTTGCACAGGGGTTAAGTCCGTTAAAGTGACAGCGCGAGCTGTTGCGGGTACTTCCCTACCGAACGCGGATTGGATACTAAAAATAGGTAGCGATAACCTCGGGGTACAGTCAGCGATCCCTACGACCATGGCCTTGAAATCCATCCAATTTGACGGGAACTGGACGCCGACTCAGTTCAACGCCGCACAAATTGGGTTTAAGGCCAGAGCGTAAGCGGAGGTACTATGGCAAATGCAAAAGTAGCCCAGTTATATGGTCAAGCGGTTATAGACCCAAGTACAAGGCTCTCGCGCTTGTACGCGCAGGCACTGCTTACTGATGAGACACTAACCCCGGTAGTATTGTCAGAACTGTATGCGCAGTGTATATGTGTACAACATCCAAAGGTAGTTGATCTATATGTACAGGCACTGGTAGACCCGCATCCTGTACCTTGGATGGCCGAAGAGGTAGTTACTGCTGCCTACTGCTGGCGCGTTGATCGGACAGATGGCGTAACGTTTGGGTTTACCAGCCATGATCAGGATTTAACTTTTGATGGGGTAACCTACGAAGCGGCCACTGGATTTACGCCGACAGCCGTGGATACCAGTGATAGTTTGTCTGTCGATAACCTGGATGTTGATGGTGTCTTGAGCTCTGAAAGGATTACAGAGGATGAGCTGGCAGGTGGGGTTTATGACTTTGCCCGGGTGACGATCTACCTGGTTAATTGGCAGAATATCAGCGACCCGAAACTGATTCTAAGGCGTGGTACCATTGGTCGTATCCGTTATGGTAAGACAGGTTTTACGGCAGAGATACGAGGACTGACCGAAGCCTACCAACAAAAGGCAGGTGCGGTATATCAGAAGACCTGCCGGGCAACCTTAGGCGATGCCAAATGCGGCATAAACCTAGCAAGTTACACCACGACGGGAACGGTAACGGCAGTCTATAGCGATACACAATTTGCGACCAACGTAGTAGCTGATGCTGGAGCCTACGACTATGGTACTATCACCTGGACAAGCGGGGATAATCGCTATACTACTTCCGAAACTAAGGTATTTATGACGGATGGTACCATTGAGGTGTATTTACCTACAATATGGCAGCCACAAGTAGGGGATACCTTCACCATTGTGGCCGGTTGTGATCGTAATTACTCAACCTGTATCAATCGGTTCAACAACCGGCTAAACTTCCGTGGGGAGCCAATGGTGCCGGGCAATGATTATCTTGCCAGTTATCCGATAAAAGGAAGCGCAAATGTAGTCGCGGCAGGTGACGATGCGAGTAGAGGGTAAGGAGGTGGTAGTCTGATTGGAGAAAAAATGGTAGCCGAAGCACGGGAATGGGTAGGGACTAAATGGCAGCATCAGGCTTCACTCAAAGGGGTTGCCACCGATTGTGTGGGACTAGTCCGCGGCGTTTATACCACCGTAACGGGACGACCGGTAGAAAGCGACACTGATTATCACCGGATGCCAGTGCCAGGCAGGGAATCCCGATTGCAAGATGAGCTAAGTAAATATGCTGAAAAAGTACCGCTTGAGGATAGGCAGCCCGGAGACGTGCTGCTTTTTAGTTTTTCTGACGGTACATCCAACCATGTGGGAATCTATGCGGGAGAAGATCGGTTTATTCACGCTTGGGCCGACGTGCATAAAGTCGTGGAAATGCCACTGAGTCCGGCCTGGTTTCGGTCGCTTAAGAACGTGTTTCACATACCAGAGGTTATTGATTAATGGCCACAATTCTACTTGCCAATGCAATTGCGGCGGCTAACCCGTTCTGGGGTGCAGTCATTTCGATGGCTGCCGGATACGCAGATCAGCAGTTGTTTGGTCCTAAAGCGCCTAACGCCGCAGGGTCACGAATGTCTGATCTGTCGCTGCAGTGCTCTACCTATGGAGTTGCTATTAATAAGGTCTACGGAACCACCCGGATTGCCGGGAATGTCATTTGGGGAACCAACTTTGTCGAGCACAAAAAGGAGGAGTCCTCCGGAGGCAAGGGTGGCGGCGGCGGTAAGACAACGACCTATTCCTACACCGTATCGTTTGCCATCGGCTTATGTGAGGGGGAGATTACCGGTTTTAACCGCGTGTGGGCCGATGGCAAGGAGGTTACCGATAAATTTACGGGAGACAATCCGGCGATAAACTACACTCTGTATCATGGTACCGAAACCCAAGAGCCTGACCCGTTTATCGAGGGCATTGAAACCAGTTTTCCTGTTCCGGCTTACCGTGGCCTTGCCTATATCGTGATTCAGCATATGGACGTAACCGATTTTGGCAATCGAATTCCCAACTTCACCTTTGAGATAGTGAGGACGGTGAATTATCTTGACAACATCGTCAAGGAAGTATCGTCTGGAGCAGGCTTAAGTATTGAGTTAGGTTGTGCTGATATGGAAGCGTCAGACCTGGCGGGCATACCAATTGATGGTTTTTGCGTATCCTCGGAAAAAACCTATCGGGATCGGATCGAACAGCTTATGATGGTCTATACCTTTGGGGCAGCGGAAGCAAATGGTAAGCTCCTATTTATTAGAAAGGAAAATTATAACCGGTTTCCCATTCCGGCTGATTTTCTTGGGGCTAAGGAAGGGAACAGCGGCGAAGAGAGTATTTATAGAATCGAACGCAAGCATGATCTGGAACTTCCTAAACTAGTTAATGTGTCTTATCTATCGCTCGACAAAGACTATCAAGCGGGCTTACAGGCAGCGGTAAGACCTAATTCCACAAGCGAAAACACGGAAAAGATTGACCTTGATTTCGTGATTACAGATGCCAGGGCGAAGGAACTGGCTGAGCAAAAACTCTATGAGGCTTGGGTTCGGCGCTCAACGATTGCGGCATCCTTAGGCCCTTGGTGGGCCTTTTTGGCTCCCGGAGATATTTTGGACATGGATTTAGCGGGTCGACGACGGTGGGTGCAACTGACCAAAACTACACTTGGGGTTCCTGGGCTGATAAAAGTGGAAGGTACCGATGTGGGGGGAAACACGTTCCGGCGCACGGAGCGCACGGTAGATTCTGAGATACTACCGTCAGTACCAATGCCGCCGTCGGCAATATCTGTTGAATTCTTGGATATTCCCCGCTTGCCAACTGATACAACGTCTGAGCCAGTGGTGTATTTAGCAGCAACAGGCAGTCCCTTTTATGGAGCCAACATATTTGAGACCAGAGATGGTGGTGCGTCTTGGATATTAAAGACGCAGATGGACAGCCCTTCGACGATGGGCACGACCACAACGCTGCTTGGCATTGGAACGACGGAGGTTTGGGATGAGGGGAATTCAGTAACAGTAGTACTGACGCATGGAACCTTGGAGTCCAGGCCTGAGGCCGATGTGCTTAATGGTTACAATGCTGCGGTAATTGGTAATGAGATTGTGCAGTTTAGAACTGCCATTTTGACGGCGGCAAACACCTATGTGCTATCGGGACTATTACGTGGGCGCTTGGGTACAGAGGAACAAGTAGATAAACACAGCATAGGGGAGAGGTTTGTGCTGCTAAAATCCTCTAGCATTGCTACGTTGCCTGCGCCGCAGAGCGAGTGGTATTCAACGCGGACTTACAAAATGGGGCCAGCTACTAAACCAGTGACAGATGAAAGTTATACTGAGGTAGTCTTTAATAACATGGCCCGTTTGTACCAGCCGTGGTCGGTTTGTAATGTGGCTGGCAGTAGAGATGCAGCAAATAACATAACCATTACTTGGGTACGGCGTGACCGAAGCGGTGGAGTTTGGTTAGATAATGCGGATATACCAATGAGTGAAAGTGTCGCGCGCTATGAAGTTGATATTGTGTCTGGTTCTACGGTTAAGCGGACATTGACTTCGGCAACACCGCTGGTGACCTATTTAGTGGCAGAACAAATAACAGATTTCGGTGCCGCTCAGCCATTAATTGTGGTGAGAATCTACCAGATGAGCAGTACTCGAGGACGGGGAATTGTCAAGGAGGTGGCAGTGTGAGTAATACGGCTCGGTTAACATTACCGAACTTAGTGTCAGGACAAGCACAAAAGGAAATCACCCATAACATGGCTTTACAGCGATTAGATGCGTTGGTTCAGACAGCGGTGGAAAGTATGGTGTTAACTACACCCCCGGTAGGAGTTGAGGGAAATCTATATGTTGTTGGAAGCGGGGCGACGGGAGTCTGGGCTAGTAAAGACAATAGCCTTGCACACTATGTTGGTGGGGCTTGGGTGTTTTATGTGCCGTGTGTGGGAATGAGGTGCTGGGATAAAGCAACTTCAACGGCGATGGTTTATACAGGGACTGCCTGGGTTCAGGAAGATACTGCGCAGACTAAAATCGGATTTTTTGGAGTGGCTCCAGTCACGAAGACGACGGTTACATTGGGGAATATGGACAATGAAATTGGTAGTATTCCTATTGGTATGGTGTATTCCCAGGCAGAAGTGCAGGCTCTTCGAGACAAATGCGAAGAATTAGCAGATGATGTACGGGTGCTAAAGGCAGCGCTTAGTTCCTATGGGTTAGTATAATTGGAGGAATAAAAATGATCGAATATACACAGACAGAACTGCGGATTATGGCTGTATTTTCAGCTGTGGGCGCAGTATTTTCTTTTCTCATTGGTGGCGTTGATAAGCTGGTTACCGCTCTTCTTATCTTTATTGTGATCGATTATGTGACTGGGTTAATTGCGGCATGGAATACAGCAACTCTCCAAAGCAGAAAGGGCTTTGAGGGCATTAAACGTAAGCTTGCTATGCTGATGATAGTCATTATAGCCAATTGGGTGGATGTTGCCCTGTTTGGTAGCAGCACTTGCCGGTCTATGATTATCTTTGCTTATCTTGGTAATGAGGGGCTCAGTATTATTGAAAATCTGGATCGCATGGGCTACGGGAAATATATACCGGTATTTATGCGTGATAAGCTAATGCAATTACGGGAAGAAAAGCGATTTTTAAAAGACGAGTAGTGGAAGGAAAGAAATATATGAGAATAGTCATTGATCCGGGTCATGCGGGGCGAAATATTGATCCCGGTGCAGTAAATCCTAATACAGGTTTGCAGGAGGCCGATGTTGCATTTGCTATTTCGCGTCTTGTTGAGAAATATCTTGCTGCTGTGGGGCATGAAGTTAAGTTTACCCGAACCGATTGGGAACAGGCGGAAACAGATGATTTGAGTTATCGGACGGCTTTAGCTAATGACTGGGGTGCAGATGTGTTTGTGTCGCTTCACTGCAATAGTGCGGGGAATAAAAACGCTAAGGGTTATGAAGTTTGGACGTCGCCGGGTGACACCCAAGGGGATAAGTTAGCCACCCGCCTTTATCAGCAAATTAGACCGGAATTTTCCGACAGAATAGGTAGAGCTGATTATGCTGATGGTGATCCTGATAAAGAATCCCGTTTTTATGTTTTGGTGCATACAGAAGCGCCCGCTTGCCTCATAGAGATGGCATTTATTTCGAATGATGAGGAAGCGATGCTGTTGTCCGATGCAAGTTGGCAAGGCCGCTATGCGAGAGCAATTGCCCGTGGCATTACGGATTTTGTTGCTGCAATAGAGGCGGGGGCATAATGGTTCAGTGGCTCATAGTGCGGAAGAAATTTTTGGTAATGATGATAGTTTCCTTCATTATATTATGCGGTTTATTTGTTTGTCTGTGGCAACGCGCTAAGCAAGCAAAAGAGGGCTATCATAAAGCAATTGTATTACAACAGGAACAACTCCAGCTAACAGATTATTTAGAGAAAGAACTTCATATATCAAAGATGAATGCCAGTGAGTTGCAGGCGGCTTACGAACAGGAAAAACGTAAGCCACCTGCTACTAGTTTTACGGTGCAAGCACCGAATCTTGAGGCAGCTGCCGAGCAGGTAGCGGAGCGGATTAATGTGGAGGATAAGAATTTGCCGCCACCTGCACTGGAGAAAACAGATCGTACTCTAGTGGTTAAGAATGATAAGGACTACAAGGTGGATGTGCTGAAGATTAATTTAGATAAGGTCTGGGAGATTTCAGCAGGGGTAGGTAATCACCAAGGTGATACGTATATACCGGTAGGGGTGCAGCGGAACTATGCCGCGCACAAGGCGGTTGTGGCTGAGGTACATTTGGTTCCGGAAGAATTGGTTAAGGGAAAAGTAAAGACCTCCGGTTGGGAGGTCAGACATGTTTGGCGGTATTGAAGATTAGGGGATATTAAAATGATGTGGAATGTTAATTTATGATAATAAAATTCTCAAAAACTTATATTTTCCATATGTTGGTTGACTATAGGCTTGCAAAGTTTTATAATTTGGCTAAGTTATGTATAAAAGTAGGTGTTCTTTTGAGTATTGAAGGATGGGCAAGGACGGGTGCTACTTTAATAATTTTGAATATTACACTAGCCTTTTTAGATATCCTTGCTTTTAAAAAACATGATTACTTTATTTTAATTATTTGTAGTATAGCTTTTATTTGTTCGTTATTTGCGGCTTTTTATTATTTAAGAAAGGCTTTTAAAGCCCCCGACAATAAAGTTATTGACACAAAAAATTCTAAGTTATTAGGAATAATTAACTCTGTCATGGCTATTATGTGGTTTTACAATGGTTTTACGGCAGAAACATCACAGTCTCAATTTTTATATATAATAATCGCTATATTTTCATCGATCATCGTAATAGAGGAACTTTTAAGATATTTCAAAACAAGTAAGTAACAAATGCAAATAATAGTGTGTTACGTCCAAAGCTAGGATTTCCGCACCGTAGTGGGGCTCCTGGCTTTTGTTATGTAAAATATCAGCTTATGCAAATTAAAATATCTATTTGTATATTAATTCAAAGTTGGGATATGACGATAACGATGTTAGTTTCTATTACTTGACTTCACAACGCAGCGGAGTGATATATAGTACTGTAAATTGATAGAAAGGAGTCGCCTTATGCGAGTTAGAATTATCGAACCAATCAAATCACCCGAGCTAAAACGTAAACGAGTCTGTGCCTACGCCAGGGTCTCCACGGCAAGTGATGCGCAAGGCGAATCGCTGGAAAACCAAACTACCTATTATCAGTCCTTGATTGAATCCAATCCTGAGTATGAATATGTCGGTGTTTTTGCCGATTACGGCATCACCGGAACTAAGGATGAGCGGCCAGAGTTTCAGAAGATGTTAGCGTTGGCGCGGGAACAAAAAATGGACCTAATCCTAACCAAGTCGATATCGCGGCTGGCCAGGAATACTACGATTGTACTGGAAGTAGTTCGAGAACTAAAATCATTGGGAGTGGAAGTAAAATTCGAGAAAGAAAATATCTCAAGTTTTGATGGGGACAGTGAGCTACTGCTAACTGTCCTCTCTTCTTTTGCACAAGAGGAAAGCAAAAGCACTAGCGAAAATTTGAAGTGGCGATATAAACGAAAGTTTGAAAATGGTGAGCTTGCGATTAACACAACTCGGTTTTTGGGCTATGACAAAGATGAATATGGTGATTTGGTTATCAATCAAAGTCAAGCTGAGATTGTCGAGCGGATTTTTAACGATTATATAAATGGCAAAGGTACCTTTGTTATTGCCAAGGAGCTCAATGCCGAGGGTGTGCTAACCGTTGCTGGTGGCCAGTGGCACCCCAGTACGGTGCTAAATATACTTAAAAATGAAAAGTACAAAGGCGACGTTAAGCTGCAAAAAATATACATCAAGGACCATCTTACCAAAAAGAAGTGCATTAATCACGGCGAGGTTGATAGCTATTTTATTGAAGACAACCACTCACCAATTGTGACCAAAAAAATATGGGAAGACGCACAGCAAGTGATGCTACAAAGGGCTGAAGCTAAAGGTAATATAGCAGATGCGAAGGAGAAATATCAAAATCGTTATCCACTCACAGGTATGCTGTTTTGTAGTAAATGCGGAGCGCCGTTACGTCGGCGAGTTTGGAATAGTAAATATGCCAGTAAAAAAATTGTATGGCAATGCAGCACATATATTAGAAACGGAAAAAAAGTCTGCTCAGGTACCGTCATTGATGACGCTACTCTAAGCAGGCTGACGATAAAGCAAAAAACAGTAGTTGAGGAGGTTATAAAACATGGCCAGAAGCATTACCGTTATACCCGCAAGGGCTAATAGGACAAGTTTTGCAGAAAATTTAGTACCGATTAAGAAAAGAGTAGCCGCGTATTGCCGGGTATCAAGCGATCAGGCTGAGCAGTTATCCAGCTACGAAGCTCAAGTCACCCATTATACTTCCTATATAAATAGTAACCCGGAATATGAATTAGCCGGGATTTACGCCGACGCAGGTATCAGCGGTACCAATACTAAAAAGCGTGAACAATTCAACAAAATGATTGGCGATTGCAAGGCCGGAAAAATAGATTTGATAATCACGAAATCAATTTCCAGGTTTGCACGCAATACTCTGGATACGCTGACATTTGTGCGGATGCTTAAAGATTTAGGGGTTGAAGTGCTGTTTGAGAAGGAGAATATTCGGACACTGGACAGCAAAGGCGAAGTGCTTTTAAGCATTTTAAGCTCGCTGGCGCAAGACGAATCACGGTCGATTTCGGAAAATTCTACCTGGGGCATTAGAAGGCGGTTTGAGCAGGGAAAGCTTCAAATTAACCATGTTAAGTTTTTGGGTTATGACAAGGATGAAGATGGTAATCTTATTATCAACGAAAAACAGGCCAAAATTGTCCGGCGGATTTACACAGAATTTCTTAACGGAAAAGGGGCCAACAGAATAGCAAAAGACCTAGAGCTTAATGGTGTTCCCAACTGGCAGGGGAAACCTAAGTGGTATGAAGGCAGCATCCGGAAAATGCTCTCCAATGAAAAGTACAAAGGAGAAGCTTTGCTGCAAAAGACTTATACTGTTGACTTCTTGAGCAAAAAACGAGCCGATAATACTGGGCAAGTACCACAATATTTGGTGGAGGATAGCCATCCAGCCATTATTGATAAGGAAATGTGGCAAGCGGTGCAGTTAGAAATGGAGCGCAGAAGAGCTTATGTTTTGGAGCATGGAATTCAGAAGCTTGAGTATGCGACAACCACTAATCCTTTTGCAGGCCGAGTCATATGTGGCTGCTGCGGTAAGATTTATGGCAGGAAGGTTTGGAATAGTACTGATGAAAGGCACAGACGAATAATTTGGCGGTGTAATGGTAAATATCCGGCGAAGGGGGAAAAGGGATGTGCCAGCAAACATATTGATGATAGAGTTTTGTATCAGGCTTTTATAAATACATTTAATGCGATGGTTGAGAGTACGGATTATTTTTTAGGCAAGTGGCGGGAACGGTTGGAAAGCGAGAATTTGCTGGTAAGATATAAGGCCAAGCAATTTATTGAGATAATAACGGATGCTGTGGCGATCCAAGAATTCGACATCAATTTATATTTCGCATTAGTGGAAGAGATAACAGTTTATGATGGTGGCAGATTGATTGTAAGTTTACTTGATGGTACAGAAATTGAATGTCAAAGTTGATAGTGATAGGAAATGGCCGGTTAGGGTGGCATTAAATCATCTTGACGGGCTCCCTTTGAGAGCGGTGGAGATAAAAGAAATTTTGAAAAAATATGATTAACTAGTATTTGTGCAAGAAACTTGATAAGAAAATGAATTAATATTATTATAATCGTAGTTGACAATAATCAAAACAACTGGTATAGTATTAATTCCGAGGACGCGGGAGTGGCGGAACTGGCAGACGCACTAGACTTAGGATCTAGCGCCGCGAGGCGTGCAGGTTCAATTCCTGTCTCCCGCACCAATAAATG